GCCATGCCTACTCCTAATGATAGCTGGAAGAAGGAACAAGAGGCGAAGCGTAAGGTTTTTGAAGCTAAGGTCAAGGAGTCCCTGAAGGAACACTTCAGCTAATGCCCAGCTCAGAACTCAATCCTCTTACTCCCCTTGAGGAGATGCAGAGGAAGTTTGTCAGGAACGTAGTTCGTACAGGAAAGATAGGACAGAGCGCACTCAGATCCGGATACTCCCATAGGGAATACGGATCTCATCTTATAAAACAGCCGAAGATCAAGAGGGCTATCGAAGAGGCTCTAGAGCGAGCGAAGATCACCGATGATCGCCTCGCGAAGAACCTCAGTGATGGCTTAGATGCTACCTGGCCAGCAAAGAAAGCGAAGGACGGATCGGTTCTTCAGGCTGGACACCCCGATCACCTGAACCGGCGAGGTTATCAGGATATGATCCATCGGATCCGAGGTGATTATGCGCCGGACAAGTTGGAAGTTTCAGAGAAATTAATTGTTATTAATTTAAATATCGGCACCCTGAATGGCCTACTCGATTCGGGTGCGATCACTGAGGCGGAGAAAGAAGAGATAATCAATCTCCCCCCAGAAGCAGTAGAACAAATAACAACTGGAGAGAACGATGAACTTTAAAGATAAGTATTTTACGACTGGCTTGATCTTACTCGGAATCAGTTTCCTGGGGATCTTCTTCCCGAAGCTGATCGAGACTCTATTTATCGTGACCGGCGTGACCGGCGTGATCAGCATCCTCTACTGGGCGAATAAATAATTTTACCCAATGAGAGACGAGAAGGGTCGGATCCTAAGGGGGCATGAGGTCCCTTCGGAAACGCGTAGGAAGATGTCGGAAGCTCAGAAGGGACATAAGGTGTCCCTGAGAACGCGTAGGAAGATATCGAAAGCCAAGAGTGGAAAAAAGAACTATTTCTTCGGAAGGACCCTCGAAAAGAACCATAACTGGAACGGCGGTAAATGCATAAGTTATGGTTATATTAGAATTTACCAGGGGCACGGAAAATACAGGCCGGAACATTGCCTCATAGCCGAGGAAGCCCTCGGGCGTCCGCTTAGGCAGGACGAAGTCGTTCATCATATAAACGGGATCCGTGACGATAATCGGCCTCAGAATTTACTAGTCTGCACAAGGTCGTACCATCAATGGCTCGAGAGAAGGATGTCGGATCTCTATAAAAAGGAATACTTTACTGATGCACATAATCTCGAAGCTCACCTCGAAAGAGTGGTGGATCGATCAATGCCTAAACGACCTGTATTTTCTTTGCAGGAATGTTCTTAGTACGGTAGATGATCCCACTCCAGGTTATAAGGATTTATACGGCCCGACGCATAAGTGGCTATGCAACTTCATAAAGAAGTACGCGATACCGGGCCATATCTGCCTGATCCTCCTCCCTCGAGGATGGCTAAAGTCGTCCTTCACGACGATTGGATTCATGATCCAGAGGCTTCTCAGGAATTGGGTAGAGGGAAGGCGTGAGGGATGGATCATAAGTAATGCTACCGCCCCGAACTCAAGGGAGTTCCTTTACAAGATAAAGTATAACCTTGAATTCAATGAGTTACTGAGGGGATTCTTCAGTCAGTTCATCCCTAAGAATCCAGACGCAGACGCAGAGGGCTGGACGAAGGAAGAGATCCAGATCCTCGGAAATAGGATTGAAACCGGATCCGTTGAGGGCAACTTAGTCTCGAGACATTATTCCGGTGGAATGATCAATGACGACCTGGTAAATAAAGATAATTCCGGGACGGCAGAGCAGATCGAGAAGACTAAGGATTGGTGGAGACTCGGGCGTTCATTGAAGATGCCAACCAGCATCGAGATTATTCCCGGAACCAGATGGCATCACGACGATCTATATGGCTATCTGATCGATACCTTCCTGAAGATCCCGAAGAAGGAGATGGAGCTTCGGATCGCGAATGAGCCCATCTTTGAATGGCATCGAGGAAATTATCACCTCCTCCAAGGATCGTGTTGGGAAGATGCGGTCAATAAAACAGGATCGACTTTCCCCATTCTTTTCCCCGAGGAGAAGCTCAAGCAGATCTTCAGTGAACAAGGGATAAGAGCTGGTGGTCAATATCTCAATGACCCCCTCGCAATGAGCGAGTCGAACTTCCAGCGACCGTGGTTCAAGGAATACAAAGAAGCTGATATTCCACCTATTTGCAGTACGATAATGCTGGTGGATCCTACGGATAAAGAGAAGAAGGGATCTGATTATTCGGGTATCGGAGTTATTGATGCTGGAGTCGATAAGAAGCTCTATGTGAGATATGCCAGACGGCATCTCATTACAGATCTGAACCTGGCCAAGAAGATCATCGAGCTCGCTATAATCTACACTCCGGGAATGATTGGAATTGAAGATACGAAGTTCGAGACGATCCGTGAATTCTTAGAGATTGAGACCTCGAAGCAGATTCTCGCTGGAGACATCAAAGAGGAATTCATTCCTTATGTCCGGACGCTACCTTTTATTCTTATAGAGCTGAAGCCTAGTGGAAGGCCAAAGCCAGTTCGTATTTCTGGCCTTCAGGCTTGGATCGAGAGTGGCCGGATGCGCTTTGCGATGGAAGGAATGGAGGATGCCTATGACGAGTTCCTTCGATTCCCGTTGTCACTTCGGAACGATATTATCGACGCCTTAGCATACATTTTAGATGTTCTGATATTTCCTACGGCATCAGACCCGCCTAAGTACCTGACCGTTCCCGCGCACTTGAAAATGACTCAGCGCGAACGAGAGGAGGCTGAGTGGGATCAATACATGGAGGAGGTTGCCCTTATGGATGGCTCCCCTCAAGATTTCGAAGACGAGGATTACTAATGAACTCATATAGCTTTGCTTTAATTATCGCACTCCTAATTCTCTTTATCGGAGAGAGGATCTGGCATGAGAGACGCATTGATAAGCTCCTAGACCGGCTGATGTCTAGAAACTTCGATGAATTCAATTACTACGAGAAGAAATACGATAAAGATCTGAAACAGGAATCGAAGTATTACCAGAAGGCCGAAGAGCTCATTGATAAGGAAGACAATAAGGCAGGCATGACAAACATCGTTATGGAAGATGGAAAAGAAGTGGCCGTTAGCCTTGACGACCTCGAGGAAGACTGGGCTGAGGAGCAACAGCAGAAATGAATCTTAGATCGATAGAGGGAAAGGTTGCCGATGGCAAGGCCCTAAGCTCCCAAGAAAAAGCCCTTCTAAATCAGAAGGCCACGGAATACTGGGATGAGCACCCTGACGTAACGAGCCGGTTTCCGAGATGGCGGAAACACATGGCCTGGGTTGCTGGGCACCAGAGGACCGACTTCAGTAACGCGACCAAGAAGCTAGTCACTCTCGCCAGGGGAAACTCAAGGAAGCTCATCTTCAATAGGATGCGCCCATTTGTAAAGACCCTACTCGGGAAACTGAGTGCCGACGTCCCTAAACCAGGGGTTATCCCGAACACATCGGAGGACGCAGATATCGAGTCAGCAAGGGTTGGGGATAAGGTCCTTGACGCCCTGACTATAAAATTGCACTATAAGGCCCTACTCCTAGCCATTAACCTCTGGATTATCATAACGAACAGAGTCGGGATCCGTGTCTTCTGGAATGAAGAAGATCACGGAATTGTTTCATACGAAGAGGAAGAAGTAAAAGACCCAGATACCAATGAGGTGCTCCGGACGAAATGGGAGCCCATTCCCGAGCCGGGCGATATTGGAATAGAGATCCTAAGTCCGTTTCAGTTCAGAACGGATCCACTCTTCTCTAATCCGAAGAAATGGAGATGGGTAGTCTTTGGGGAAGAGGTTGATCAAGAAGCACTCGAGGAAGAGTATGGCCTCGAAGAGGGTGAGCTGACCGCAACCGATAGCTCCCTCGATACGGCCTATGACCTAGAGGCTACCTCAGACAGCATAGCCATGTCTGTCCCTGAAGACAAGGAAAGCATTAAGGGGAAAACGGTTGTTCGCATGGAATTCTGGACCCCGAAGATGATGGCTGTCATGGCCGGAAAAAGGGTCTTAGAAACGAAACCGAATAAGAACTCAAGGATCCCACTCTTTGTGATCGAAGATCGGCTTATCCCGGTCTCGAATTACGAGAAGGGAATTGTTTATAACGAAGCAGTAATTAAAGATGCTATCCCGGTCCAGCGTGAGTATAATCGACACAAATCGATTATAAGCCTAGCGCTCGAGAGGGCCTCAAAGCTGAAGATCCTCCTTCCCCTTGGTTCCGTTATGAATAGGAAGTCCTTTACGAATGAGTTCGGAACCTTTATTGATTGCAATACAAAGCTTGGTGAGCCTCATCAGATGAAGCTCGACTCGCTTCCTCCGTTCATGCCCCAGTACACACAGGATCTCGAAAAGGAATTCCAGAATATCATGAGTATTCATCCGGCGAGCGTGGGGCAACTTCCGGAAAGAGCCAGTCATGCTTCCGGAACCTTATTGAATCTCCTCTTAGAGCAGGACGATGCGGTTTTAAGTCCCCTACTTCAGGTTAGGGATGAAGTCTTAAACGATGTCTGGAGCTTCGTATTAGAGCTCGTTCAGGAGAACTACACGGTCGGGAGACTCTTAAAACATACCGGCATCAATGGCGTACACTCAGTCGGGAAATTTAAGGGCTCAGATCTCAGGGGCAATACAGACGTGAGGGTTGTTTCGCAGACAGGACTACCCAGAAGTCGCGCCCTGAGGATCGAGTACGTTATGAAGCTTCGAGAGGCCAAACTCTTAACTGATGATAAGCTCTGTCTCGAGATGCTCGAATTCGGAAATGCAGAAAGGATCTTTGAAGACTCCATCCTCCATGAACGAAGAGCACACCGAGAAAACGGCAAGATTGAAGAGGATAAGGAAATTAATCCGGAGATAACTCCGACCTGGATCTATCCATTCGAGGATCATCTGGCTCACCTTCCTATTCATGTAAAGGATAGGTTGAGTCCGAAATACGACCTATATTCAGAAAGTCAACGTCAAGCCTTGGAAAAACACATCCAGGCCACGATGCAAATAGTTGCGACACAAGCGCAACAGCAGGCGCAGGGGCAAGTTGAGCCCCCTCCGCCCGAATCAACCCCTCAGGAAGCTCAGTCCTGATAGGCTCCCCTATCTAGGGGATAACCTCTCGCTGATCAGAAAGGGACATTCACAGGAGTTTTTAAATGCCCGTTCCAGAAAACGATGATTTTGGTCTATCCATTCCCGATCCCAATGAAGGAGAAGGATGGGACGAATTTGAATCGAAGTATGACCCGGATGAAGAACCGGAAATCAAGGAAGAACCTGAAGTCGAAGAGGAAGTAGGAGAAAAGATAGAGAAGGCAGAGGCAGAAGCGGAGAAGGAAGTAGAGGAAAAAGAAGTACCCGAGGCTCCCGAAGCGAAGCCCCCAGAAGTAGTTATCCCTCCAGAAGTAGAGGAGATCCTACGGACGGTAGGTGGAGAAACGGAGCTAAATGTCAAGGGGAAGTGGTTAAAAGTATCGGAACTTCCAAAGCAAGAGATTAAAAATATTCTCCAGAAGGGCACTCGTTTCTATCAGGAGATGGAAGAATTATCTGGTAGAGAGAAGGCCATTATGGATCAAGAATCACTTCTTGCCGAAAGAGCCAGGTACATCGACAGTATCGGTCAACAGAGAGCTGGATTACTCCCAGGAGGGCTCGCGAGAGCGACAACCATCCCGAAAGAGCTTCAGGTCAATGACTATGACACCGATGAGGTGAAATCCCTCAAGTCGGCCCTCATTAACATGGGGTCGAAGGTAGAGGCGATTGAAGGTGCCTCGCAAGCACAGACACTCTCCAGGGGAAAGCAGGAGCTCATGAACGAGATCAATAGCTATTCACAGGAATACCCCCTGGCCGGTCTCGAAGAGGTAGTTGCTGTAAAGGTCTTGTATCCAAATGTTCCAGTGGAAAAGATCATGCAGGAAAGTCACCGGAATCGCTCCTCGCAAGGGCACATCGATAAGATCTTCAAAAGTTGCCCAGATCTTGAGCGACACTACTACGAAGCATCCGTCGCGAAGTATCTCAAGGTACAGAAGACTTTGAAAGTCAACCCAAGTAAACCAATAGGGTCAACAGTGTCGAATATCTCTTCAGGTAAGAGTAAAATTCCTAGAGATTTTGATGAAGCCGGAGATTTTGCTAGGGCCAGATTCGCAGAAATGCAAAAGCAGGCAGGCGAGGAGGGCCTAGAATAAGCGAGATCACGGTAAGAACGTGAGGTATTAAATTGCAAGAATTTCAATATATTCAGGATATCCTGAAAGAGTTTTACACCCCGGTTATCGTAAACCAGGTGTATAAGAAAGCCCCCTTCTGGGCCCAGATGAAGAAAAAATCCAAAGGTGTGTACGGCAAAAAGATCGTTATCCCGATCCAGCTCGGATTCACGGAAGCCGTTGGCGCCAAAGCTGACAATAACTACGACCTCCCCAACGCACAGCGCAACACCTATGATCGCTCTGAAATCACGCTCAAACGGAACTACGGTCGAGTCATGATTGATGGTTTCTCCATTGAGTCTTCAAAAGGCAAAGGTGGATGGGTTGATCAGGTTTCAGCCGAGTCTAAAGGCGCTTCGACCGCCTTCGCTCTTGATATCGACCGCCAGTCTCTTATGAATGGCAAGGGCGAATTGGGTCACGTAAACGGCGCTATATCTGGTCAGATCATAACCGTCAATAAACCCGGTGGAGTTACCGGAGATACCCCCAATACTAAGTGGTTCCGGAAAGGCATGGTGATTGACATCCGTAACACATCCGGAGTGAGTCATGCCGACAGCGTACAGATTTCCCTCGTTGACGTTGCTAACAGCCAGATTACAGTCGTTGGAACTATCACCTCAGTTGTAACCACGGACATTATCTACCGCGAAGACACCTATGTGGCTAGTGGACAGGGCGAAATGATGGGCATTGAAGGGATCATCAACACAGTGAATACTCCCGGTGCAACCTTCCAGGGAATCGACAGAACAGCAGAAGCTCTCTGGCAGGCTTACGTCGCCACTTCGGTCGGTGTCGTTAGCGAGGATGCAATCCAAGTTATTCTCGACGGACTCGAAGCTCAGACAGACGGTGACAGCCCCACCTTTATTCTTACGACCACGTTGATCCGCAGAAAAATCGTCGCCCTAGCCAAGAGCGCATATCAGGTACAGACCCTCAAACTGAAAGCTGGATGGGAAGGAATCAAGTTCGTCGGCGGAACCGTCGAGCTCCCCATCGTAACCCACAAGAATTGCCCCCTCGCAACCATGTACTTTCCCTCGATGAATCACATCAAGTTCTACTCCCTGAAATCACTCGTCTGGGACAATAAGGGCGGTGGAGTCCTTAAACCCGTAGCCGGAAAAGACGCCTACGAAGCCTGGTTCAAGATGTATGGCAACATTGGAACTGATTGTTCTAATGCCCATGGAAAAGGTACCGGCGTACTCGTAGCGTAAATCGCAGTTTCCTAAGGAGGGGGACCTACCCAGGTTCCTCTCCTTTTTCTCTTTCTAAAGTGATCACGCGTGATCACATCCCGATAAGGTGGAAGAAATGAATTATAACTTTTGGTTTTTGAGAGAACTTAGAGCCTTCGATCCTAAGCTTTTTGTTGTCTTCGATAATAGGAAGCAAAGGTACGAAGTTCGAGAGTGGGCCGTTAATCACCCAACTAAGAGAGACGCTCGTTGTTATGATCTCTGGATCCGCAAGAGTAACCTCATTGAGACTGTTTCTGAGAAAGACGAACTCCTTAGCGATCTTGGGTATAGAGACCTTGATAGGAGGATCCTGTACTCCCTAAAGAGATCAGTCAGAGATAGCGAGGACCCCGAAAGGACCCTATACAACATCGACGAGGCGAATCGAATTCTCGAAGAAAAGGGTGACGTGGAGACGGAAGATGCAAGTAGGCGCATGGCTAAGGAGATCTGGCACTTCAGTAAGGAGCCGACTGTAAGCATGGCCTATAAGGGAGCGAGATAATGACTGACGCCGATTGGCTGAAATACGTCCGGAGCCTCATAAATGAGCCGATTGAGAAGTTCTGGAGCGACCTTGACGATATCGAGATCTATAAACAGATCGCGATCAATATTGTCTGCGCAGATTTCTGGTCTCTTCTCCTTCCTACGCATAAGAAGTTTGAGTCCTATAATCTCGAAGTAGGTAACGGTCTAATGACCCTCCCTACTGATTGCTTTAAACCCGTGAAGCTTGAGCTCGTGAGTACCGGGCAACAGGTCAAATATATAGATGAAGATCAGCTTCATTTATACTCTCAAGTAACGTCCACGACCCCCCTTGCGTGGATGCTCTATGATAGACAAATCCTCCTAATTCCCACGCCCTCTATTTCTGAGACAGACTACTATCGTCTCTGGTATCTCCCGAGAATCGATAAGATTACTGGCCTTCCAGAAGAACTCCATCCCCTAGTGGCTATCGAGGCCGTTATCGATGCGAAGACGAAGGACGAGGACGTTCCTCAGCACCTCTTACTTAAGCGCTCAAGGCTTGAGCACATAGCCAGAGTTGCCCTCAGTGTGCCTCAGGTTCAGGAGTCCGGAAGTATCGAGGATTATGAGGACTTTGGTGACGAGGAAGAGTGGTAATGCCTAGACTTAAATCGTTCCCGTATGAGGCGTCATTTAATGATTTCTCTATGGGCTGGGACAATATCAGCTCCTCAGCAGAGAGGGATCCTCGCAGTCTTCTTGATTGCAAAAATCTGAATATCAACCAGCAGAAGGGAGTCGAAACTAGAGGCGGAATTACCCTACTCTATCCATCTCAGGCAGAGGTTGGATCCCCGGTTAAAGACCTCCATGAGTACAAGGCGCCGAACGGAACTAACTACGTTCTCACCGCGATCCTGACAAAACTCAAGGCATACTTCAACGCCCAGTGGAACGATCTTAAAACTGGACTTGCAAGCGGGAAGCGCTTCAGCTTTGTGAATCATAACGGTTTCTGTTTATGTCTAAATGGAACCGATCCTAACTTCCAGCTCTATAATACGACGGTCTATAATCTTGGGATTGATCCCCCGAGTCACGGAGGGGCCACTGGGGAGAATCTAATTAAAAATGGAAGCTTCACAGAAGACATAGATCCTCCGCTAGAGTGGGCCTCCGTAAGCGGTGCAGTCTTAACGACAGAAGGCGGTGGAAAAATCGGTAATTGTCTCATGATAACCGAGGGAGGAGTCATTGATCCTTCCGCCATACAAAACCCCATATCAGTTACCGCAGGAAAAAACTACGAATTTACTTTCCATGTGAAAAGGGGGACAGAGGCAAGCTATACTGTTTGGGTATATGATGTTACACATTCTACTTCGATCTGGATAAAGACTGGAGAGGCCACTACAAATTGGAGCGAATTTACTCATACATTCACAGCACCGGCTGGATGCACCGCTATCTATATAAGACTCTTTCAGATGGCCTCTGCTTTCTCAGGAACAACTCTTTACTATGATGAAGTCTCTCTCTATGAGACGACAATCGCGGACACCCCAACTGTTAGTAAGGGATCTCAAACTGGCCTGACTGGAACATATAAATATATCTACTGCTACAGAAGGAGCGATCCGAAGGTCCACACTGGGAATCCCTCCCTAGAAAGCGAAACAATCGAGGTTACGAACGAAAGCATTAAGGTATCAGTTGTGGCTTCGACGGATCCCCAGGTCGATCAGATCGTACTCTACCGTACTTTAGATCTATTTGGGGAAGACGCAGACAGTACCATGTTCTTCAAGGTCGTTGAGTTATCAAACTCTACTCAGGATTATGACGACAATAATAACGATAACGATCTCACTACGATCTGTGATTACGAGAACGACGTTCCCCCGAAGGCAAAATACGCTGTACTTCATAAGGATAGAGTTTTCTACGCCTACTGCCCAGATGAGACCGATGGGAAACATCTTGTAGTATGGAGTAAGGCTGGGATTGGTGAAGCAGTTCCGACCATAAACCATCATTACTTCGACAGGGACGACGGAGAGGAGATTACTGGAATAGCTTCCGTGGGGGATTTCCTTGTTATCTTTAAGAGGAATAAATACGCAGTAATCGAGGGCGATTTCGA